GAAAGCGCCACGCACACTCTTTTTCTATATGCCATCGAAAATATTAAGCCAGCGGCCTCAACAAACGATAGAATGATGAAGTATACAATACGATTCACATCAATGCAAAAGCTGGCAGGCGATTCAAGAAAGATAAGAAAGTCATATAGTTCACAAAAAATATCTGAAATTGTCGAAGATGTCTATGATACGTTTATGCTAACCGATAATCCTAAGTATGATAAGCCTATAGAGATAGAAGAAACGGATGGCGAACAAAGTTTAGTCATACCAGACATGAGAAGCGATGCCGCAATGCAGTTTTTAAGTAGAAGAGCATACAGTGAAAGAAATAAAACAGCATTATATAGATTCTTTGAGACAAGAGAGAAGTATTATTTCTGTACGCCTGAGTATCTAGTCGAAAAATACGGCGAAAAACTGTCGAAATCGAGTGCGGATAAAAACCCGCTTTATTTTATCTACAACACTGTAGAGGACAACACAGGACCAGGTCAGAGAATCGCCCAACAGTCTGTAAACGACTTCAGTCTTGGCACGAAGGTCGATACCTTTCAAGATATAAAGGTCGGGACTTATCGGCGTACCGTGACCGAACTTGATCCAACGACAAGGACTCGTATTGAACGCCAGTATGATTACTCTACTGAGGTTGACGACAAAGAGTTCCCCTCGAAGGTCAAGCTAACACACAGCCAAACCTTTCTTGATAAGTATATGGCAATGAACACAGCGCCTGAGGAGTATCTACTTACAGACTTTCCTCAGATAGGGCAGTCGGTGGGGCAAGACAATATGAAGAAGCCTTATCAGCACTTCTATGAGAACTATACGGCAAAGCCTATTGTTAACTATCACTTTGGCGTTAATTCTTTGACGATGGACATTCATGGGCGTATTGATATGTACCCAGGTCAGTTAATTCATCTTGAGTTGATTAAGTTTAGCCATACAGAGTCTGGTAGTCGAGAGATTGATAAGGAAAGAAGTGGGCAGTATATTGTAACTGGAGTGGTTTCGACCTTTTCTGGCGATACCTTTCAGCAAACAATACAGATTACGAAGGGCGGGTTATCTTAATGGATTTGATTTGGAACGACTTTCTTGGAATATGTTTAATAATATCAATAAGTTACAGTGTATATTGTGTACTAGAGGATAAGCGATGAGTGGTGGATTTAATAATTTATTACACTTTGTGGGTGTTGTAGAAGATAATCATGACAAAACAAATGCAGGTCGTGTTCGTATTCGTGCGTTTGGTATACATCCGCCAAGAGTATCAGACAAAGTAGAAGATAGTGTTCCTACAGAAGGTTTGCCTTGGGCAACTGTATTAGATGGTTCTTATGGTGTGTCGCCAGTCATTCCTAGTGTGGGTGATTGGGTATTTGGTTTCTTTGTAGATGGAAGAGAAGCACAACAGCCTATGATTATAGGAAGACTGCCCGGTATGCACATGAATATGCCCGGTGGAAGTGGTGAAGCAGGTGAAGATGGCTATTTACCGCCCGAATCTATTAATAACTATGGCAAGCCTGAACTACATCGCTATCAAGGCGGTGAAGACATGGATAAAGGGCAGACTCTACTACAGAGATCATCACAAGAATCCTTTATAGAACAAGCACTTAGCGAAGAGACGTTTGACGAGCCACCGATTGCTATGCCTGAAAACAACTTAAACAATAGAGTGTTCTCTTCTAAGAGTGGAGATAACTTTATTGTCATGGGTGATGGAGCAGACAACGAGAGTTCTGATTACATTTTGATGTCCCACAGTTCGGGCTCCGTGTTTCAGATTGATCCGAACGGCACTATATTTGTTAAGTCCTTTGGTGATCAGTATAACACAACTGATGGGGTCTTGTCAAGTTATGTTACAGGTTCTTCTCATCATAATGTACAAGAAGACTGGTCACTGAAAGTAGAAACAGGCAGTGGTAAAGTGTTCATTAATGGTGACCTTGACATTGAGTGTGAGAACTTTAATGTTACAGCCCGATCAGATATGAATCTTCATGCGGGGGTGAAGACAAATATGTCTGCTTCTGGCATTTCTGTATTAGCCCATAGTGATGATATTAATGTGGGTGCTAAGGGTAACATGAAGTTTGCAACTGGAGATGACGACACTAAGGGTGGTTTCTATGTACAAGCCCTCTCTGGAGACTTTCATATTGACTCATATAAGTCAAATATGTTTACAGAGTGCTATACTAAGATCAGTTCAAAGGGTACACCTGCCGTATCAGATCAGACATTACCTTATGTAGATGCCGATCATCATGGTATTGAGATCAATTCACCCGACATTATACACCTTGAAGCAAAGAATTTATCGGGTAAAGGCACTGAAAAGTTAAGTTTTGAGGGTGTTGATATTGCTAGTATGACCGCTAAGAAGGTCGATGTTGTTGCTTCTGCTGGTACAATTAATTTAAAATCAAGTGGGAATGCCTCACTTGACGGTGCTTTAGTGCATCTTGGAATGGGTACACAAGAGTCAGCAAGCGGTACTGTAAGCAATATTAACAGTACAAGAGGGGCGCAAGTGGCACTTAAAGACGCACGAGAGTCGGTACAAGAGAAGGCAACAGTGGTATCACCCGGCGAATTACCCAAGAGTAGAGCCGTTAAATCGGCTGTTGTGAAGCGAGTTAAGTCGTTTATAACAGGTCTTATGGACATTGGAGACGAATAAATGAGTATTGAATGTAATAATACTACACCATTAGGCAGTAGAGCCGGCGAAGAACTACTGTCAACTACAAGCGAAGCACTGACTTCAGCTATTGTAGACCTTGCAAGTTTAGTGCCAAGTGCTACTGACCCCACTGCTTCTCTTGATAGAGCAACTGTTGTTGATGCTAAGAACGTAATTAACAATCTACTTTCGACTATTGACTTAGATGAGACTGGACATCCATCACTTAAAGAGGCTTTAGAGAAGCCAGGTGGTCTAAGTGTAAGTGATGTAGCACAGTTTGCAATTGACACAGGCACCGATCTTAACGAGTTAAAAGAGTCTATACTTAACTTTGCTAATACTGATAGTGTTAGATTGACAACTGATGATGCGCCTGCTAAAGTTAAAAACCCCACATTTGGTACAAGTGCGCCTATAGGGTCAGGTGGTACTACATCATCAATTGACACTGGCTCTGGTATTACCACTATATTAGATAATGCTACAAGTGGTAATGTGGGTAATGTAAGTACTACTGGAACGGGCTCTGGTACTGATACTGAAACAAGCACTACAAGCACCCCCACTACAACAGATAATCTATTAGTTCGTACTGACTCTACAGGCAATATTAATACTAATTTTAAGTCAAAGGCAGGTAGTAATAATCCATTTCCTACTGGAAGCACTTCTATATTAGATAGACAAGACGTACAAGACATACTAATTGGTGGTAAACCTGTACTTCCAATTGTCATTACAAATCTTTTAAACTCTTTAGACTTTAATATAGCCGGTAACTATGGGCAAAAATTAACCAGTTCAGTGTGTGGTGCATATAACGATGTACTTGCTGATCTTACAAAAGCCTTTGCTGTAGCGAATACTGCAAAGACTGTACTTGCTAATGTAGAGAATCTATTAGAGAAAGATGTTAAGAAACTAGCAGAGAGTATTAAGCAACGTGGTGTACTTGAAACACTTATGTCTCTATTAGAAGATGTGATTAATACGACAATAGACAATGCTAAGAAAGTTTCGCTTGCCGCTATTGGTATGTCTTTAGCCACACTTAAAGGCATGGCAAGTGCTACAGCCGCTGTAATGAAGAAGTTGAATAAGACAATAAGAAACATTAATGACTATATGAAAGATGCTTCTGTAGCTAAGATTATAGAAGATATGAAAGCCCTTGTAGCAAAATTAGCAAGTCAATTTGAAAGACTTACACCAGAGAATGTTGCTAACATCATGTTTCGTCTATGTACAATGGCGCAAAATCTACAGGCTATACTCATGGCGCCTGCACTCAAACTTAATAAGATGGCGAATAGTATGGCTTCTGAAGCGGCCGCACTTAAATCACAGAATGCTGTAAATCAACAAGAAGCCATTAAGTATGGTGCTATACGAGTAAGTGAAAGCGAAAGACAGAATAAGACAAACGCCGCACTTAAAAAGTATAAGTCTATAGGTCCCTCTAATAGAGAAAGTGATTATGTAAATCCAAGTAAGCCCACAGAAGAAGAAGTCAGTACAGTGAATAGTGTATCTGAATCAGGCCTTGGAGCAAACATCACATTTAGTTCTGCTGTAGTGACGAGTGAGGGTTGGAAAGATGTGAATGATAATGTCTATGTTAAGTTGCTTCGTATTGTTGCACAGACAGGCGAGTCATATGAGATAAAGCAAGCCTTTGTGAAAAGAGAGAAGACGAATAATATGGGTGCTATAGCAATGAACTCACATAACTCTGGATATGCGATTGATATAGTGATTACTGAGAAGAATCTTGATGATACTATCGTAGCCGCTAGTAGAGCAGGCTTTACTGGCATTGGTGTATATAATGGACATCTACATCTAGACCTTGGTTCTCGTAGAGGATGGCTAAAGGGATCATACTCAGCAAGTCGTGCTAATGAAATACAGTCTCTATTAAGTAAGCATAGTATAGATGGCTTTAAAAAGAAACGCTCATTATAACGCATAAATATATAATCGATCTATAGGATATAAACATGGCACTAACACCAAGAACTAAAATAACAGAATTTTTCTCTGACTTTGGAGCAAATCTAGAGCAGATACCTGGTCGTAGAGATTTATCTCGTAAGGTAAATGAGCAGGCTGTAAAGGAAAGTGTGAAGAATTTGTTAATGACTGATCGTGGAGAGCGTCTCTTTCAGCCAGATATTGGTTGTGATATACGAGGTAGCCTCTTTGAGAATATAGATGCCAACACAATATTAATCATAAAAGAGAATATTAAATCAACGATAAGAACATATGAGCCTCGTGCTGAAGTAAAAGATGTAAGAGTCAATGCAAATACAGATAGAAATGAAGTGTCTGTAGAGATTGTATTCAGCGTCATAAATAGTAACAGAGACTCATCACTATCAATCAATCTTAGTAGGGTAAGATAATGACAGACATATCACCAGTAACAAATCTTGACTTTAATGCCACAAAGGAAGAACTCAAGACGTTTCTGAGAAATCAAGATCAATTCAAAGACTTCGATTACGAAGGCTCTAATCTAAATGTGCTACTTGATGTACTAGCATATAATACATTCTATAATAGCTATTACTATAATATGTCTATATCTGAAATGTTTTTGGATAGTGCCACACAGCGTAATAGTATATTGTCTCATGCAAAAGAACTGAACTATCTCCCTACATCTAAGCGTTCAGCAAGTGCTAGAGCCAATATTACAGTAACATACCCCGGTAATGAGAATAACTACTTCATCATACCAGAAGGCACAGCGATGATTGGTCGATGTGGTAATAAGACATATAACTTTCTTACAGACAAAGCATATACTGCTGTACGAAGTCAAACTGATGTTACACTCTTTACTGTCAATGATGTTGATCTATATGAAGGGCGTATTATTGGCGAGACATTGAATATTACAAATACAACTCTATCTAATCCTAATGTAGATACACGAAGCCTTAAAGTTACTGTGAATGGTCAGAGTTATACATATCGCTCTGATGTATTTGGCGTATCATCAACTGATAGAGTATTCTATTTACAAGCCGAGAATGATGGGCGATACTCTGTACAGTTTGGTCAAGACCGCTTTGGTATACAGCCAACAATTACTGATAGCATACAAGTTACCTATAGATCGACTGTGGGCGCTCCGGCGAACGGAGTTCAGTCATTGACTTTGGGCGCTTTTGGCGGCGCAACTTCAATTGGAGTTGTTCTAACTCAAGCAAGTGCAGGTGGTAGAGACAGCGAAGATATCGAATCAATTCGGACTTTTGCTCCAAAGGCGTCTCAAATACAAGAGAGAGCAATTACAAGAAAAGACTATGAGACTCTCTTACGTTCTCGTTTTCCTAACATACAAGCAATCTCTGTATATGGTGGAGACGAGGTAACACCCCCACAGTTTGGTAAAGTGATTATCTCTGTTGATGTAGTTGGTGGTGAGGGTGTTGCTGACTATGAGATTGCTAACTTCAAGCAGTATCTATCTGATAAGACTCCACTTGCTATTGAGCCTATCTTTGTTGTTGCTAAGTTTCTATTTGTGGATACAAATGTAACAGTTACTTACGATCCAAATCTTACGGCTAAGTCTTCATCGCAAATACAAAGTGAAGTAGCAGATGCGATTATCGATTATCAGAATAGAAATCTAAATGACTTTAATAAGACATTCCGACAGTCACGACTAGCGGCGTATCTAGATGGTCTTGATGCTTCGATTGTATCGACTGATATTATTGCAAAAGCAATCATTGAGTATATTCCAGAACTAAATGAATCACAAGCACCGGCATTTACCTTTGGTGAAGCACTTGTTAAGCCTTATGTGTTTAATCGTGATAAGGGCTTTGCTTCTTATAAGCCTGCTGTGTCTTCTTCTGAGTTCACTGTTAATAATACACTTGTACGAGCAATGGATGATGGTAATGGTAATATCATGCTTGTAACTTCAGGCTTGTCAGACGAGAGCGTATTTAGTACTTCTGTAGGTACTATAAATTATGATACTGGAGAAATTAAATTTAATGATTTAAATGTGTCTTCTTTTGAAGGTAGCGCAATTAAGTTTACTGCAAATAGTGTGAAGAAAGATATTCGCCCACCAAAAGATCGTATTCTTGTGATTCGTGGTGAAGATGTGAATGTGTCTATAATCCCTGTGGAACAATAATATATGTCTATACAAGTCCGAGATAATATTTACTCTGACATAGAAAGTCAGTTTCCAAACGTATATAGAGAAAATAGTGAATTCTTTATAGCGTTTGTCGAGGCTTACTATCGCTATCTTGATCAAAAGAATGATCGAGATATTCCAAAGTTACGAGATATCGATACAACTTTACCTACATTCTTTGTATACTATAAGAAGAAGTATCTTGCTGACCTTCCACTTGACTCAACTATTGATGTACCATTTATCGTAAAGCATATTAATGATCTATACACAAGAAAGGGTACAAAAGAATCTCTTGAGTTATTGTTTAAGATGTTCTTCAATGAAGACATTACCGTAACTTACCCTGGCGGTAGTGTACTAAAGCCATCTAATAGTCGATGGGGTGGTGAATCATTTCTTGAGATGAAGACTGTGTTTAGTGAAGATGGATATCCAATACAACGTGGTAATAGTATTAAGGGTGATCTATCAAGCGCAGAAGCATTTGTTGACGATATTGTATTTGTTAACTTCTCGGGCGCACTCACCCCCATTCTTTATATGTCAAATCTTAAAGGCACATTTGTGGGAGATGACTCGCTTGAAGTTATCTCTGCTACAAACGATGGAACAGAAACTATTATCAATGTTGGTAAACTAATTTCTGGTTCTGTATCAGGTGTAGAAATATCAAAAGCAGTACGACTACCAGAACAAAAACCTGGCGATACTGTTGATATCATTTCTAAAAAATCTGGTACTGGAGCAAAGGGTATTATTACAAGTGCTTCCAAAACACAAGTAGGTAGTATTGATTATGAAATCATTGATGGTGGCTATGGTTATATTCAACCTAATACAAATGATTTCTCTAGTCAACAAACTTTGGTAAGTAATCATGTTATTGTTCTAAGTGGTGACAATCCACATCCAACTTTAGAGGCGGGTGACACAATTGTATTCCCAGGTTCTACTGTAGACTATAATGGAA